GTATTATGATTCGCATTATCTAACCGAAAAGGGAAAGCACATGGCACTATTTACACCATCACAATCTCCTGCGGTAGTAGTTAAAGAGATCGATCTCACAGGCGGCGTGCCAAATGTGCAGACATCTACTGGTGCTATTGTCGGGAACTTTAGATGGGGCCCAGTAAATCAGCGCGTACTAGTTTCTAACGAAGCGGGTCTTATTGAGACCTTTGGCGCGCCTACGGTTTCAACCTCATCTTTTGCAGAAGATTTTCATCGCGCAAGTTATTTCTTGCGTTACTCAAACACACTTCAAGTTGTTCGTGGAGCAACTGCTGAAGCTAAGAACGCAATGACGCACAAATCTGGACTTGATCCAGAAGCTGATCAAATTGGTACAAAGGCCGAATTTGATGGCGCTTCGTTCGATAGCGGACAGACATTCCTAGCTAGATATCCTGGCGCATTAGGTAACTCTTTAAGAGTTTCTATTTGCCCTGCCGATTCTGCTGGTGGATCTGCGTTTTCCACATGGAGTTACAGAAACTCTTTTGATGGAGCACCATCTACCTCAGCCTATGATTCAGCTAGAGACGGTGTCAATTCAGAAGTTCATATCGCAGTTGTTGATAAGAATGGCGAGTTTACTGGAAATAAAGGTACTGTTCTAGAAACATTCCCTTATGTTTCTGTTGCGCCAAACTCAAAGACTAATGAAGGCTCAACTAACTATGCAATTGATGTAATCAATGCTAGATCAGAATATGTTTATATGGTACAATGGGATTCAGCATTTGACGGCGCGAATGCTGGTGATAACCTGACTCCTGGTACTACAAAAACATATCAGAATGGCTTGTCAATTACTAACTACGATCTTGCTGATGGAGCAGAAAGTTTCGTTCTTGGTACTTCAGAAATTGCAACTGGTTTTGATCTGTTCGAAGATAAAGACGTCGTTGAAATCGACTTCTTAATTGCTCCTTCGTTGATTACTACAAATGGTCAGGTAACAGTTGTTAATGATCTTGTTTCAATCGCTAATGGAAGAAAAGATTGCGTTGTTTGTGCTTCACCAGCTAGAAACGATGTGATTGGATTAAACAACGAAACAACAATTACTAATAACATTGTTGCTACCTCTGCGAACTTCACTAAGTCTTCATATCTAATTATGGATGGAAACTTCTTAAAAGTCTATGACAAGTTTAATGATCAATATTTAGAAATTCCTGCCGCTTCATCTACAGCTGGTCTTATGGCCGAAACTGATAGAAACGCAGCTCCTTGGTTCTCACCAGCAGGTACTAAGCGTGGTCAATATCTTGGTGTAACTAGCATTGCATATAATCCTGGTAAAACTAACCGCGATACACTTTACAAAGCTGGTGTTAACCCAGTAGTAAATCTTCAAGGTTCTGGGGTTATCCTTTTCGGAGATAAGACTCTCCTCAACAGACCTTCTGCGTTTGATAGAATCAACGTTCGTAGATTGTTCTTGGTTCTCGAAAGAGCAATTGCAAGAGCAGCTGAAAACGTAATGTTCGAATTCAACGATGAGTTTACTCGGGCTGAATTCGTTAATATTATTGAGCCGGTTCTAAGAGATGTTAAAGGTCGTCGTGGTATCACTGACTTCCGTATTGTTGCTGATGAAACAGTCAATACTCCAGAAGTTATTGATAGAAACGAATTTATCGCTAATATCTTCATCAAGCCAGCACGTTCAATCAACTACGTAACTCTGAACTTCGTAGCAGTGAGAACTGGTGTGGACTTCGAAGAAGTCGTAGGCACAGTGTAAGGAGATAAAACATGGCATTAGGTTCAGTAGATCAATTCAAAGCTAGACTAGCCGGTGGTGGCGCTAGGGGTAACCTTTTCCAGGTTACTCTTGCTAACCCACGTGGTGGTCTAGGTGTTAACTTAGACGTAGACTTTGCGTCCTTCATGTGTGAAGCTGCTCAATTACCAGCTTCTAGCGTTGGTACAATTGTAATCCCATTCCGTGGCCGGCAACTAAAAGTTGCTGGTGACAGAACATTTGATGTGTGGACTGTAACTGTAATCAACGACACAGGCTTTAAGATTAGAAACGAAATGGAAAAATGGATGAATGCAATTTCCAACCATGCTGACGCTGGTGGTATTCAGAATCCAGAACTCTATTTCACAGATCTGAAAGTTGATCAATTTGATCGCGATAATTCTGTAATTAAGACTTATACGTTCAAAGATGCATGGCCTTCAGAAATTTCAGCTATTGATGTCTCTTATGGTGATACCGATACAATCGAAAGATTTACGGTCACTTGGCAGTATCAGTACTGGACTTCTAACACCACTGACGCTTAGTATACATAAAGGGGTGGGACGAGTTCCCACCCCAGTTATAAGGTAAAGAAATGGCAGAAACTCAAGGCTTCCGATTATTCGGATTTGAAATTAAAAAAGCAGATAAGGAAGACGCTAAGAAAAAACCGTCTATCGTACCTGCTCGTGATGATGATGGTGCCGGATATATTACAGCTTCGGGATCTCACTATGGCCAATATATTAACCTCGACGGTGATGACTCGAAAGACAACTATCAGCTCATCATGAGATATCGCGGCGTCAGCATGCATCCAGAAGT